TCTCGTGTCAGGGCGTCACGCGGGCTCTCAGGCTTTTCCGGCAAGGTGACTTTGGGGCGCCGGTCAAGCGGATGCTCGGCGGCCCAATAACCGATAGCCGCCGACAGGTCTTCAAGGTCGCGGCGCGCCGCTTGGGTGCTGGCGAACTTGGGCGCCGCCTTCGTATAGGCTTTGATCGGCTGGCTGGTCCGCCACGCGACGTATTCAGCGCACCGCGACCGCTTGATGTCGGCAAGGGTGTCTTCGCCCCAGAAGGCCAGCAGCGACGCGAAACGGCCCTGAAGGCTGACAGGATCGGGCGACGTCGGGGCCTTCTCTTGAAGATACAGAGCTAGGACTTCTGCGACGTAGGTCGAAGCTGGGTCACCGTCGCGCTGGGGCTCGACTGTAGTCGGGGTCCATTTCTGGGCGATGTACTCGGCAAGGGCTTGCTCAGCCTCGCCAAGGCGCTCTGGGCCGCAGCCCGTGCTGATCTGAGCCGCTCCGTCCCTGATGTAGTAGATGTCGGGGATGGGTTGGCCTGTGCGGGGGTGGATCCGGCCGGCGCGGAGGTAGAGGCGCGGACCTTTGGAGCGTCGGGACATGGCTGAGGCCTGAACAGTTCGCGCAGCTGCGCGGGCGTGATGAAATGCTTTCCTGCCACGAACGACGGCGTCAACCGGCCGGCCGCGATCGAGGAGCGGAGGGAGGCCACAGTCAGCGGCCCATCGGGATAGAAGACGGCGATGATCTCCTTGAGCGTCATCGGTTCGTCGTCGGGCCAGTCGGCTGGGTTCGGACGCCGCTCGACGCGGGCGAGGACAGCGAGTCGGGTCATGATCGAGTGTCCACGGCGCGGAGAATGCGCCGGATGGCAGGCTCGTCATCCGATGGAACGGTCCACCTTCCATCTACCCCGCGCGTTCGGGCCCCCTCGGCGGATGCGAAAGCATCAAGGTCCGACGCAAGGTCGCGAAGTCCGAGATCGCGGGCACCTTCAGCCAGGTCGCGCAGCAGTCGTTTGACGCGAACGCTCATTCGGACGGCCTTTCCCATGGCCACGTCACCAAGCACAGCCAGATGAAGGCGAGACCTACGCAGGTGCATGTGAGGTCAGCCCATGCCGGTAGGCCGGGAGCATTTCGGACCAGCCCCACGCCGACAAGCGCGCAGGCCACGTCGGCGGCGACCGCCCAAAAAGATCGCGCCGTCATCCCTTCACCCAATACATGACCTTCGCCTCGACGCGCACGGCCGGATTCAGTTGATAGAAATGCCCGTCATCGTGGAGGAAGTGCCTGCCCTCGACGTCGTAGACGCCCAGCCCGTCGCCGCACTTAATGCGGACGACAAGGCCGACCTCGGGCATCTGCTGAGCGCAGGGTGTCCAGGCCATCCGCCGCGAGGCGTATTCTTGCTCGAAATCCGCGACCGTCATTCCGGCGCCTCCGACGGCCATGCTCCAAGGACACGTCTGGGCATCCAGGCCCAACAAACCATGGGCGGGTTGTTCCCTCTCCCGACCTTGCGCCAGTGGCCCCGATTGAACTGAACGAAATCAGGGAAGCCGGCTGTTGCTTCGGTGTACCGGCACATCCCAATGATCACCGATCCGTCCCTGGGAGCATCCTCCATGGGCCTCCATCTGGGGGCATCCTCCAAGGCGGCCAAAACAACAGGCACGAGGTCTAAAAGGCCTTGGTACATGGCGGTCTCGTTTGCGATGCAGCTCGAGGCGCAGTCGTAGACGCCCTCCATCCGAAGATTATTTTTGGCTGCAGCAGCTCGGGCCATGATCGAGTACGCCTCGATCATGTGGTCACCGCGCGGTTTGCCTTCGCGAGAAGCTGCCAGCTTGATCCGCTCTGCTAAGGTCATGATCACTTGAGCACCTCGCGCAGGTATGCCTCAGCGTGACGCGCAACAGTGTCCGCGTCGGCTCCGGCACCTAGGCCGTCACTGGCATCGACGGCGATGTAGCTTTCGGCGTCCGACATGACTCTTGGCATGTAGGCCAGGGCTTGGATTACTGTGCGCGCCTGAACGCGCATCTGCTCGCGTCTGGCTTCAGTCATCCGCTCCCAGGTTCGGCCCTTTCTGAAGGCCATCTGCGCAGCGATGTAGTCGATGATCTGACGCCGCGCCGTCCGGCCCTGGGATCGATGCTCGCCGTGGGGATGAAGGACGATGTCGGTCATGATTTGCCCCGGTGCTGGCTCAAATCAATCACCTCACCTCGCACCGGCCGGAATGGGCCAGTCCGCTCGCGCTCCCACATTTCCCAGACCCCTTCAGCGGTCGTGGGGAAATCCCGGATGTGCTCTCCGGTGACGCCGTCCCTGACGCTGCCGAATGATGACCAATGAAGCGCCAGACTGATGTCGCCCTCGCCGCAGCTGTCGGCTGGCCAAGGGCCGTTTTCATCCTCCTTGTCCCGGCATAGTTCGATCAGCAGATCTTCAAGCTCGTGCGCCACAGGGTTGGACCCAATGCAAAAGCTTTCCATCCCGTGTTGAAGCGCCGCTTCCTCGATTGCGTCTCGTCTTGCCTGATCCGCCTTCAACACTCCGAAGGCCCGGATAAATTGGTCACGGGTGATGTTCATTTCTCGCCCTTGGGCTCAGTCGTGCGAACGACTCTGATGTGGATGGGAGGCAGCTTGGGCCGGGCACGAACGAGCGCGCCGCAGCGGTGACAGGAGCCGTAGATTGAGCCGAAACGGATCGGCGGGTGCCCGAACACGCGGCAGAGGATGCGCCGGATCATTGGGCCGCCTCCGCTTCTCTGGCGCGACGCACCAGCTCCGCACCGAAGTCTTCGCAGGCGCGCGCGTAAGACCGGAGCGAAAGCTCAGACAGAGGCTTACGATCGACGGCGCACGACCACACCAGGAGGTTGACCGCGAGCCTCCGTCTGCTCAGGGATAGGTAATCCGCCCACGCTGCTTGAAGACGGGAAAGCGCAGCCGACGTGCAGGGCCATGATTTCATGCTGCTCTCCTGGTCTTGCGACATTTTCTGAACCAGACGATGCCGAGGGCCTTCCACAGCGGCAGCCGGTGCGACAGCGCGTAAGTGGCGGCGTCCGCGTCGGCCGTGTCGCCAAGAGCAAGGATCGTCTCGGCCAGATGCTCGGTGTCTGCCTCGGCGTAGTCCGGTTCGAACATGATCATCTCGACGGCCTTAATGCCGTTCTGGGTGATCGGGGCCTCTTCGGCGGCGACGAGCAGTTCCAGCACTCGGCGCGCGCCCTGAGCGTGGCGTCGCTCAATCAGGCCGCTGATCGCGCCAACGGCGACGGTATCGCCGACGGCCCAAGTCCCGGGCTTGGCCATGAGGAGCCGAACCCCTGCCCGCGCGCAGACCTGCTCGATGGTCAGCGCATCCTCGTCGCCGGCAGAGACTGCCGCCCGGTGCAGCTGCATCTTCGTGATGCCCAGGCGGTCCGTGTTCTGCCCGATGAATGCGGACGCGCGGTCCTGCACGGTCGCGGTCTCAACGATCATGACCGGGATCTGAGGCACATGCCTGTGCGACGCTGCGGCGATGGCGGTGTGCTGCCCGTCGATCACTTCCAGCCCATGGTCGCCGAGACTGCACACCGGAGGCTTGAACTTCGTCCAGTCCCATCCAGTGACGATCCGCCGGATCAGCTTCACCGATCGCTCTGACAGGTCACGCTGGTAGGCTTCGTTGACCAGCAGCGTGGCTGGATCGACCCATTCGAAGATAGGGCCGGTCGACGTCGGCGCCGACGGTTCAAGGCCGGACAATGCCAGAGCCTCTATCGGCCGTAGGTTCATCGGCAGGTCAGTCATGCCGACAGCCTCAGCAGCAGCTCGCCGAGGCCCATCATGGTCACGCCCATGACGGCGCCCATCAGACACAGTTTCCAAGTGGCGATCTGACGGTGGGCAGGGTTGGTCCAGACTCGGCGGGTCATTGCGCGCCCTCGCCGATGTCCCGGCCGTCTAGGTCGTCGAGGTCTGGCCCCACAAAATACGGACCAGCCCGATAATCGAACGGCAGACCCAGCACACGGATTGCGTTGGTGATGGCCGATACGATGTTCTTCTCGGCCAGCGCTTTGGCCTCGTCCGTAACGGCGTGACGGACATGCGGCACCCGGCCGGCAGCGACCAACAACTGGAACGCCACGCCGGCGCGCGTCCGCGGAAGGTGTTCGAACACCTCGTCGTTCAAGTCGCTAAGACGAGCCTCCGCAGCGAGAAGGTCAGCTTGCTCGCGATCGGTGCGCTCAGCCTTGGCGTCGAGCCGATGCTGTGTGCGGAGAGCAGTCGACCATTCATCCGACAGACGCGACACCTCGCAATCAATCTTCGGAGGCTCCGAAAACCAGACCGCGCTGATGATCTCACCGCTCATTGCCTGGTGGTCGGAACGAAGCGACGCCAAGTCACGGCTTTCCCGGATGATCAACTCGGCCTCAGCGGCCAGCCTCGACACTACCGTCCAGTTGGCTGCCCATTCCGCATAGCCATCGAGCCGATGCGCTAAGAAATAGGCGATCTGCTCAGCACAACCGCGCGCGCCCATCACCTGGATCAGGTCGGCTTGGGCGGGGTCGCCGGCGCCCAGCTTTTCCGCATGGCTCAGGAACGCGGCCGCAGCTTTGTCCCATCGCCCCTGGCAATCGAACATTCCGCGCACAAGGCGAACCTTCGTCGCCAAAGCCTCCCAATGCGGTGCCGGCGTTTCCATGAGAACCGATCGGCCCTGGCGCCACGCCGCATAGACTGTGTCGAATTCGGCCCGCATATGGTGGTTTTTCGCGAAGTCGTCATACGACTGGTGCGCCATAGACGCCGCCTCGTTCTCGTCCTCGATGGCTTGGAAGCCCGCCAAGACCCTCGTCCAACGGGCTGGGGCATCCGCATCGTTGAATGAAACGGGCTGAACCTCGTCAGGCGCCAATGCAGCGACAACAGGTAGAAGCTCCGCGATGCGCTCGCCGACTTCGAAGCCCTCGTCATTCAGGCGTAAGCACAGAGCCAGTCGGGCGCGCGCCGATGCTGCTGTCCGGTCGGTCGATATAGTGTTCTCGATCTCGTCGGCGTAATCGCCGGCTAGGTCGAGGTCGGTTACGTCGGCATCGAGCGGTCGAGCCAGCGACGTGCGATTAATGAAATCGACAAGGTCATTTCGGGCTGCAAGGAGCCCAGCCCAGTCGCGACCGCCATGTAGAGCCGCCCGCTGTCGCGTCAGCGCCACCATGGCCCGCGCTGCGGACGGCCACGGCATTGCCGGTTCAGCGGCACGCACCGCCCTCTCAGCAACGGTCACATGGTCGACGCCGTCGGCATCGGAGTATCCATGGGCAGTGAAGACAAGTGCCGCGTCCATCTCGGCGGCGGTCGGCTCGGTTATTTGGGCGTCGGCCTGCATCGGCGTCTCCTCGGGTATGAGAAGACGCTATATTCGGGGCATACCCCTAGTCAACTGTATATTTCGGGGCAGGCCCCTAAAACTCCGGTAGATCGTCGATAGCTCGGCCGTCGTCGAAGAAGCGATAGTAGCGAATAACCGCGCCTACCGCCGTTCCAGACGGGCTGGACGCCATGTCCTTCGTCACTGTGCTAGGCACGTAGTCTTCCAGGTAGGGTCTTGCGCGGCCCGTTCGGCCAGCCGCTTTCCTTATCTTACGCCCGTGCAACTGGCCTTCGTCCCGCGAGACCTCTGTCACAAACAGGTCTGTCAGACCTTCGTAGTAGTGCTCCATCGATATGACATGGACGTAGACGCCGGCTGGGATCAGGCCCTTGACCTGAGGGGTTTCCACGTACTCCAGCCATTCGTCGCCGGCATCCAGCGCTGACACAGCCCAGCGGGGCCTGTGATACTTGGGCTTGAACGCCGCCTGGTCCTCAAAGAAGCCATCCTTAAGTATCCACTCCACACTCAAGCGAACGGCGTTTTCACTTGTGCTAGACCAAGAATTAGGCCGCTCGCCGGCCTCGTCGGTTTCACCGATCAAGAAGTCTGGCGAACATTCGAGCGCAATCGCTAGATCTCGGAGCCTGGACGCCGATGGCTCCTTGACCTTGCCGCGGATGAGATCGCGAACGTAGTCAGGCCCTAGGCCAGCTTTCTTGGCGGTCGAATATGGATTGAGCCCCAGAGCGGACATCCGCGCTTCGATACGGTCAGTGTGGATCATGGCCGACTCTTACGAATAAGGATGCACCCCGAGAAGTCGGGGTATAACGGGTTGACGTATTCGGGGTGTTGCCCGAATATGAGCCACATGACGCAGATCGATCCTCGCCTTTCCGCTTTTCTCGCGCGCTGCGACCGACTGGCTGACCGCCTTCGCGTTTCACGGGCGACGCTGTCGTCGCGTCTATTGCTGGACGGCAAGCGTCTCGACGACCTTGCGTCAGGACGGAGTGATATCGGCATCCGGCGATTGAGCCGCGCCGAGAGGGAGCTTGCCGCCCTTGAGGGTTTGGAGCCCACGCCTCAAGCTCTAGGCCGCAGAGCTTCTCGCGATCGACGCGAGGCCGCTTGATGCAGTCGCGCGTTCGCTTTCGCACGTTGGTCGGCGGCCATCCCGGCCCAATAGGCGCTGCCGGTTTCGCGCGCCGCAGCCTGGCACGCCCCAGCTGCCGCCCCGTGCAGGATCGCCCGATACAGGTCTTCGTCGATGATCTCGTGTTCGTCGGTCATGGCCCTCAGCCCCTCCTGTTCCGCCCCCAGAGCCTGTGCCGTTCGGTCGTCGGCCGATACGTAGAAACTTCGGAGATCGTTCAATGAGCCGCCTGATCGACACCGGAGAGGTGAAAGCCCTGTTCCGCCAGCTGGTGAAGGCGGCGGGCGGCGTCGAAGCCTGCGCGGCTGAGCTGGGCATCAGCTTCCAGCGCATCTCCCACCTTCAGAACCCCTCGAACAGCGACGAGCCGACCTTCCGGCAGATCCGATGCCTGGAGTCGGTGGTGGGACAGGCCATCGTGACCGGCGCGCACGTCCGCGCCGTCGAAGGCGAAGCCGACGAGAAGCTGCGCGACGCGGTGGTCGGCGCCGTAATGGCGACAGCCGAAGTGATGACCGCAGTCCACCAGATGGATGCGGACGGGCACCGTGACGAGGCCGAGGTCCGCGACGTTCAATCCCGCGCGTTGCGCGCGCTCACTGAGGCGCAGGAGGCGCACTCGGCCGCGTCCCAGCTGAAGGCGGGGCCTGTCCACTGATGACCGCTGAACTGACCTCCATTCGCGGCGGGCCCGTGTTGGTGGCCGAGAGCCCCTCTCCGGCGGAACGGGTAAGGCTCGCACACAAGGCTGTCGAACAAGCGGCCACTGACCTCCATACGGGAGAGCCGGGTTCTGGCGTCCGCGCTTTGGTTTTCGCCGCCGCCACCCACCTTTCGCTCACCGTCGGCGCCGACGCCGCAGAAGATTGCTTCCAGAGGGCCCTGGCGAACATCAAGCCTGCGCCGGAGGCTGCGTGAACACGTTCACACCAGCACCTGGACTGTCAGTAGCGTGGTCGCCTGAAGCCGAGTTGGAGATCATCGGTGCCACGCTCTATGCGCCTGAGATATGCTCCGGCGCCCTCGAACGGCTGACGCCCGATCACTTCCACGATCCGGTGTCCGGTCGCATCTGGGCCGCGATCCTTAGCCGCCACTCCGCCGGCCAGGGCCTGGACCCTATTGCCATCGGTCATTCCCTGGGGGCTGATGAGGGATTCGAAAACGCTGGCGGCGTCAGGCTGCTTGCAGACCTGATCGACAAGGCGTCGCCCCCCGCGGCGCCCCAGCTGACCGACGTGCTTTGCGACCTGTACCTGAGACGTTCCGTGGAAAGCATCGCCCGGACGACGATCGAGCGTGCGCGGGATACGGCTGACGCCAGCGGGGAAGACATCCTGGCCGATCTTGAGGCGGCAGCAGGGTCGATCTCCCAGCACACCAGCACGGCCAGCGCATGGATCGCCGCCGGCGACATGGTCGCGCAAGCGATCGAGACCGCCACGGCCAAGAAGGGCGTCATCCGCTACCCAGTCGGCATCAAGGATGTCGATGCGAAGCTGGGTGGCCTGAACGCTGGCGAGACGACCACGGTCGCGGGCTGGACCGGAATGGGAAAGACGATCGCTGGCCTCCAGATCGCGAAAGCGAATGGCAGCGCCGGAAAGGGCGTCGCCTATTTCTCGCTGGAGATGACCGAGGTGCCTATGGCCATGCGCCTCGCCTGCGACATCGCATTCAGACGGGACGCGCCGGTGTTCAGCGGCGAGACCTCGAACATCGTCATCAACAAGGCCGTCGCCGGGAACCTGACCGACAGCCAGATCGTGGACCTGTGGGATGCTCAGAGGATCGCCGAGGGCTGGCCGATCTATTTCGACACCCGCCCCAACCTGACCGTCCGCCAGATAGAGGCTGCCACCGTTCGGCTTCACCGGAAGTGGGCCAAGGAGGGCGTGGAGCCCGGCCCGGTCATCATCGACCACATCGGCAAGGTTCGCCCCTATGTGGACCGTCGGGGGAGCGTGACAGCCGAGACACGCGACATCGCGAACGACCTCGACGCCATGGCGAAGCGCCTGGGCGTGCCGGTGGTGGTGCTGTCGCAGCTAAATCGGGCTGTCGAGCAGGGGCACGGCAAGGACAAGCGCCCCACCCTGTCCAGCATCAAGGACTCCGGCGCCCTGGCTGAGAACAGCCGTCAGGTGATCCTGCTCTACCGCCCCGAATACTACCTGCTGGAGCCGATGGAGCATGAGGACGAAGAGGCCAAGGCCGACCGCGTCGAGCAGCTCCAGCGCGTCCGCAATCACTTCTACTGGATCATCGCGAAAAGCTCGAACGGGCCGCCAGGACAAGTCCTGTCCTACTGCTCGGCGGCGTCGTCGGCGGTGAGGGATTGGAACCCATGACTACGACAGCAACGCTGAACGGCTTCGAAACGGTGGATTTCGAGATCTCAAACGGGATCGTCACGATCCGCCAGCCCGGCGATCAAGCAGAGCCCGACGTCATTGTCGTGCCGCTTCAGCATTTCTGGGCGTTCGCAGAGGCGATCAGCGACTTGGCCGACAGCGTGAAGCAGATGGGCTATCGCTGATGCGCGACTATGGCAAAGTTCAGACTGAGTTCTGGGAGAACCCCGGAGTGCGGCGCCTGACGACCGAAGCAAAGCTCCTCTACCTGTATCTGCTGACCGGCCCACACACGAACATGGCCGGCTGCTTCAAGGCCCCAGCAGGATACATTGCCGACGATCTCGGCTGGGTATCCGATACGGTATCGAAAGCCTTTGCCGAACTGTCTGGCGAGGGTTTCGCGACCTTCGATGAAGAATGCCGGTTTGTGCTGGTGCATGGCTTCTTGAAGTTCAATCAGATCGCCAACCCCAAGATGGCGATCGGCATGATGAAGTGGTTCCGAGAGGTGCCCGACACCTCGCCTCTCAAGCCTATGCTGGCAGCGGAAATCGTTGAATACGTTGGGCATCTTCCCTCAGACCTAACCGAGGAGGCGAAACGGTCGTCGATACCGTCAGCCAAACAGTATCCCGAACGGTATGCGAAACCAGAGAACAGGGAACAGAGAACAGAAAAGAAGGAAGAAGGCTTCGCCTTCCATGTCGAACGGCGGGCGCCGTCCGACGGCGAGGCCGGTCGCTCGTTGGTGGTCCAAGCCGAGCACGCCAAGCCAAAGCCACGATCCCGCGAAAAGCCCTCCCCCACCCCAGCCGAGCAGGCGAGCTTCGATGCGTTCTGGGCGATCTATCCCCGGAAGGTCGCCAAGCAGCCCGCGCTTGAGGCCTACCTCGCCGTAATCCGCCGAGGTGTAGCGCCCCACGAGATCGCAAGCGGGGCATCGGCTTACGCCGGTGCCAGGGCGGGCAAGGATCCCGAGAAGACCGCCCATGCGACCACATGGCTGAACCAAGGTCGCTGGACCGACGAAATCGAACAGCCGCCCCTTGGCGGATATCGCGACAACGGCCGCGCACCCGGCTGGAACGCACTCGACATGGCCGCTGAGGCCATTGCTTGGCCGGAGAACCATCAATGACCGATATCGCGATCACCGATCCACGCCGTGCCGTCGGTGCGGCAGCGAAGCCAACCCGGCAGCAGACCGTAGCCCGGTCGCTGAAGGCGATCCACGACACGCACCTGTCGATCTGGACCGACTACGCCGACATGCTGGCGGCCTTCGAAGATGCAAGGCGCCTCGACCAGTGGCAGGGCGGTTTCCTGCAGCTTCCGATCCATCGCCATTTCCAGCCCGAGAACGAGGCTCAGCGCGAAAGCGCGATCACCTACCTGTCTGAGCAAACCGGGCGGCAGCCTGACTTGCGTCAGGCCGAGGCGCTGCTCGATCGGGTGGAGGCCGCCTGCGAACAAGGTTTCGCTGAGGCCCAGGTTCGGGTGATCATTGGGCTCATGGTCGATGCCTTCCCGAACGCTCGGCCGCATAGCCCCGAGGCGTATGTCGAGACGCTGGTCCACGAGCTTTCGCATCAGGGCGTCGCGACGGCGGCGATCGCCAAGGGATGCAACGCTGTCACGCTGACCAGCAAGTTTCTCCCGGCGGCGTCCGAGGTGCTGGAAAAGGTGAAGACCAGCGCCGGTGTGCTGGCGCACATCCGCCGCATCCTGCGTCGTTACTCCGAATGGTCAGCCACGACCACGGATGCGGTGAGGTGGCTTCAGGCCCAGCCCCTTTGGGACCGAACAACAGGTGAGCGCCTGGAGTTCGAAGGGAACGATCCGTTCTGATGGTCGAGAAGATCACCCTCGCTCAACAGCACGCGGTGAATGAGCAGCGCCGGATGGGCCGCACTGACCGCCAGGCCGAAAAGATCGTCGGCCTGCCTCACGGCATCCTCTCTCGCCCCTTCATCGTCGAAGAGCCTTCAACCCGTCCCCGCCCTCTCCGCTTCACCCTGTTCTGAGGACTGCCAGATGCCCAAGACCAAGATCCGCAATCCTGGCAACAGATCAGGGGGAGGCCGCAGACGGAGCGACGGCGATCGTTATCCGAGCGGGAAACTGAAGCCCGTGCAGCCGAATCCCGAAGTCCTCGCCCGCCGTGCCCTGCTGTGTGCGGACCCCAGCATGGCGACGTGCCCCCTCGACGCATCCTATGCCAACGGCTGGCTGTCGCAGTCGGACTACGGCGCCGCGAAAGCGTACATCTCCGTCCACGCCGGCGCCGGTCTCGGCGGCCCAGGCGCTGCGCGCACGGCAGATACCAGCATTCCTCGTGGCGCGGCCATGGACCTCTCGGAGCGGTGGTCAGGCATGACCGAGGCCGAAATCCGCAAGTTCCGTATCAGCCAACTGCCCGACAAGGAGCTGGTGCTCATCTGGGACAGCGCCCTTCGCGATCTCGGTCGCGCCGCCGACCCTGAACAGGCGCAGAAGTTCGCCGAGAACGCCAACCGGCGCTGGCGTGCGCTCAACGCGGCCATGACCAGCCACGAACGGCTGGTGGTGGACAGTTTCTGCATTCGCGAGACCTGGCCGCGGTGGTTCCACGAGCGTTTGGCGGGAAACATGAAATCCCAGTGGGAAGATGAGCGTTCGGTCCTGATCTCAGGACTGCGCCGCATCGGAGCCGCTCTGTCCCAGCCGAAGAGCATCGCGCGCTCCGACCTCGTACTGCCGGATCCGCCGAAGCCGCGGGGCCCGGTGGTCATCGAGCGCACGGAGATCGTCGACGACACCGGGGCGGTGGTTCAGGTGTTCGAACGGATACGCCGCGCCGATGTCTGAACGCTGGGCCAAGGTGCCCGGATGGCAGTTCGAAGCGTCTGACCAGGGCAAGGTTCGCTCGCTTCGAACTGGCCGCATTTGCTCGCCGTCGCATTTCACGAAGGTGAAGGTCGGCATCGGGCTGAAGGGCTCGGATACCGACCCCGCAGAGGCCGGCTATTTCAACCGGGCCAGCGTCATCCTGTCCGCGTTCACTGACTTCGACATCTACGATCCGGCCCGGCCTATCAATGGCGACCTGTTGGATGCGCGGCTGGTCAATCTCGAGCCGGACCCAGCCGGCCGTCGGACCCGTCGCCGTGCGGATGAAGGGCTGGCGATGTTCAAGCCAGTCATCACGGAGGCTGCTGCCCGATGCCGGACAACCCTCGCCGATGCCGGTCTTTCACCTGATCTCGTAGAAACCTGCCTTGCTGATCGACGGCAGCGTGCAGAACCGAGCAGTTGGGAAGCCGCCGACCAGTGTATTGCTACACTCGCGCGCGCAGGCCTGAAAACTCGCCTGATAGCTGACGGACTCGGCCTGCAGAGCTGGGTCGTAACTCGACGACGGCAGGCCGCGGGGGTGTCCTCGTTTCGCCGGTCTGACGACAGCAAGATCGAGGGTGAGATTTGGCGCCATCCACCCGCCTATCGGTGCAGCGTTTCCAATATGGGCCGTGTCCGCGGACCTTCGGGCTTGGTGAATGGGTCGCTATGCAGGACCGGACGGTGCCGCCTGAAACTGGGCCTCAGCGACGGATCTAGCCGGACGGTCGCCCGCGCCAGCCTTGTGCTTCATGTGTTCAGGGGCCTGCCTCTGGACACTCCTGCCCGGCACCTCAACGGCGACCTCCTCGATTGCCGGCTTTCCAACATCGAGGCTGGCGAGCGCGAAGTTCTCCGGCCGGTCAGGCGCAAGGACAAGCCCTGGACGCCGCAGCAGGACCGAGCGCTTAGGTCGGTGAAGACCTGGGCAGAAGGCGCGACCGTGACCGGGCACAGCTGGGTCTACGTCAAGAAGCGGATGATGAAGCTGGGGATCGTACTCGACGAGCGCGCCGGCACGCGCCAGGGCATCGCCGCCGCCACTGTGGAAGCCGCGGCAGGCGATCGCGATCTCGACGCCATTCAACAGGCTGTCGTCGTTTTGGAGCAAGCCGACGTTGGCGACAGAGAGATAAACCTCGGCCTGCGCATCGTGCACCATCGCAAGGGCGAGTATGCCGCCAAGGTCCAGGCGGTGCGGACCTGCGCGGGCGCCCTCAGCCGTGCCGGATGGCGCCGTTTCCAGATCGCCGCCGCACTAGGCGTCGCAGAGGCGACAGTGTCCAAGATCACGAAAGACCTCGGCCTGACCGGCGAGCAGACGCCACGACCCGAAGGCTGGACGACGAAGCGCGGCCCGGCCGAAGAGCGCGAGGGCGAAGAATGGCGAGACATCGATCATCGCCCTAGCTACCGGGTTTCGAGCCATGGCCGAATCGTGAACCAGCACGGTCATCTGCTGTCGTTGATCCTTGGCCCGACCGGTCGGCCTCAAGTGCTCCTATCGGACGGGTCAGGCGCCCGAACGACGCACACAGTCGTGTCCCTCGTGCTGGCGGCGTTTAAGCCCGAACTGCGATCGCGCCTCGCCCGTCCGCTGAACGGCAATCCCGAAGACGTCAGCGTCGGCAACCTCGTGCCCATGCGAACGCTGGAAGCCCATCAGCGAACCGAGGCGGGGCCCATTATCAAGCGCGGCAACAACCTGGCTGGGAAGGCTATCGGCCCGGTCATAGGCTCCGTCCCCTACTTCGAACCGTTGTGGGCTGAAGCGCGCGCCATGTGCGCGCCGGGCATGGAGCCAGCAGACCGCGAGGATCTCATCAGCGAGACGGTTCTCGTCTACCTCGACGGCCGGGCGCCGACGATGCCCGAGGCGTTCAAGATCGCGCGCCGAGACCTGAACGCCCGGAATGGCGCGTTCAAGGAGCGCTCGCTCGACGCGTCCACCGGCGGGTCAGACGGCTTCTCCCTGCTCGATAAGCTCGATGATGGGGGAGAGTTCGTTTCGACAGGCCAGTCGTCACGAAGTCGGGCTTGACAGGGATTTCCGACGCAGCGTATCCAACTTCCGAAATGTCAGGGCTCCATACCCGCGACCGTCAGCCCTCAGGTACCAGCCCGAGGGCTTTTTCGTACCCGCCACCGACCACGTCTGAGCTGCGGCATAGGGCTGGATCTAAGCAGGGCGATAAAACGGACTGCAGATTTCCGTCAGCTCCGATCCGGACAACGCATCAGGAACGACCGCCTGAATTAAGTCCGGTGTCCATTTGCAGAAATCTGGTTCGGTCTCCCTGATCTTTTTCACAGCATGGCTGTCGTTGGACAAAAGCTTTTCTACAAGTGCCTTGGCCTTCAGGTAATCATGCCCCCCGGAGTGCCAGGACGATCCTACCCGCCGACTCATCTCGTCCGCGAAGTACGTGGCTAAGCCTTCTTCCACGACGAGCGCATTGCGCGCGCCGGACGGTGCAAGCAAATGCACGACTTCATGAGCAAGCTGCAGAAATGCTTGCTCGATGTTCTGCGCGGCCGAGTTGGACAGCTGGATTATCACGTCTCGTCCGGCTTCAGGGTACCAAACCATTGGCCCCGCAGCGCCAAACTCGATGCCAAGCAAGGTGTAGGACTTATCGCGGCATCCGAACTGGCCCTCTGCCTGCCGAAGCAACCATCCCAGTCGGCTCGTCAATGTCCACGTGCCGCAACCACCATCGTTGGGCAAAGCCATGAAACCAATCGCCGAAGCTTTAGAACCAACAATCATCGATTACTCCTCAGGTCCTTCTGGTGTGAAAGGGAGAACAGGAGACTTGGGCGCCCGCCTGCCATATTGGCCTCTGTCTTCGCGGATTGACCAAGCTCTTGCGGCAGCTCTTCAGCAGGGTAAGCCGGTAAGTCTTGAAGAAACCACCTCAGGTCCAGACGACAGGGATTTGACCATCATAATCAAGGTGCGCCACGACTGAACCGACCGGTGGGTCAGTACCCCCGCGCCGGGATCGGCAGACAGCCTTCGTCGTTCAACCGCACCTCAACCCCGCGCTCCTTCAAATGCGCCATCAGGCGGGGATGCCGCTCTGGCACCAAGCCATCCCAGTTCTGTGACGTGCAGATGTCGCAGGCCATGATGTCCCAGGTCTTTATCGGCCTCCCCTGATAGACGTGGGGACCGAACTGGAACGGGCGGCTGCATAGATCGCAGTCGTACATGAACTTCGGTTCGTCGCGGGGCATGGTCGTCTCCTTTGAGTCGCCAGTCTGTTCCCCGCACCGATGCGCTTCAACGCACGGTCGCGGTTCGATCCACAGCATCGACACAAGCTTCGCGCGTTCCCTCGACGGGTTAGCTGGGGTGCAATCCCCTGGGCGCGCTCCAGCATCGCATCGGGCTTTGCCCAGGCCCCCGACGGTCCAGACTTTCGAGTTACTCGAAACCCCTTTCGAGTTTCCGATCTGTCGTTCCGCATCAGGGTGGCGACCAGCGCCTGGCCGGACCAGCCGACCGGACGATGCGACCCCTACACCAGTGGAGCCGTCCTAACCGCGACCTGTCCCGGGCGAGGGCGTGTCCGACTGACCTGCGCCCATAAGGACGTCAACCGCGGGCTCCAGTTGGTTCGCTACCCGCCGCGCGGAAGGCCAGTCACACCCGGGAGCATCATGGAGACGGCGATGCCGATCAGCTTCAAGCATGAAGGCGACGATCGAATCGTCATCGACAACCGAACGGGCCACGTGATCGCCGACGCTATCACCGCGCAGACCAGCGCGCGCTTGGGCCCATCGTACACCGCACCGCGCAGGGGACTGTTCGGGCGCAGGGTGATCAAGACCATTCACGCGGACATCCGCATCCATAACCCCGAGGCCGGTCGCGCGCTGGCGTTGCGCAGAGGCTGAACCGTCAGGTGAGAGCCGGTCGCACTCGCCCCGTCGGACTGCGAGGCCATCGCAAATGGGTCCTCCCCAAGGGGGTCCGGGGTAATACGGTCGGGCTGGGCGCGATGTGTTCTCAGCTAATGGGTGCAAAAGTTGGTAGCCGGTAGCCGGAGGTAGCCATGACGCTCGTTTCGGTCTCGGCTTACGCCCGACTTCATGGCGTCACGAAGGGCGCTGCGCAGAAGTGGCAATCCCGTGGCTTGTTGGTTTTCAGGGATGGGAAGGTAGCCGTCGAGCCGTCTGATCAGAAGCTCGCGCACGCCGGCGTCGGTCGCTTTGCTGACGCGGCTACTAAGACCCGCAGAACGGCTACCGTCCCTGCTCCGAAGGTAGCCGCGCCGGTAGCCGGTTTGCCCACGGCGATGGTCGGCGATCTGGAGGAAGCCGCAGCCCAGGGCGACGACGCTGCGCGGACCGTCTTGGACTTCATGACTGGCCTGTCTGAGGGGCGGGTCGTCAACATGATTGAGGCGACGACCATCAAGGAAAACGCGCTGGCCGCGATCCGCATGATCGAAGCGCGGAAGCGTGCCGGCGAGGTCGTCGAAATGGCCGATGCCGAGGCTGCGTTCTTCGACGTCTTCCGACAGCATCGAGACGCCTGGCTGAACTTCCCGTCGCGCATCGGGCCGTTGATGGCCGCTGATCTGGGCCTTGCTCCCGACCGCGTGGTGGAGGTGCTGACGCAACATGTCCACCAGCACCTCAACGACCTGGGCGAGCCAAACGACCCTATCCGACAAGCTGGGGCGGCTGCGGCTGACGGCGCGAAAGGCGTCGACCCCGCCGCCTAGACTGAGCCTGCCCGACTGGGCGGACGAGTACCGATACCTGGCGCGAGAGGCAGGCAGCAGTTCCGGCCGTTGGAAAACCTCCACAGTTGAGATCGCGCGCGGCCCCATGCTGGCGGTCACCGAACCCGGCGTGGAGGTCGAGACCGCCATGGTCTCGACGCAGCTGATGAAGACGGCGCTGCTGGAGAATGTGGTCGCCTATCACGCCCACATCGACCCGTGTCCGATTCTGCTGGTCCAGCCCAAGGAGGATGCGGCAGAGGCCTTTTCGAAGGAGCGCATCGCTCCCATGATCCGGGTGACGCCGGTTCTTAAGGGCCTGATCGGGCACAGACACACCCGGAAGTCCGAAGACACGCTGCTCTACAAGGCGTTCCCCGGCGGCTTCCTCGCCCTGGTCGGCGCTGGTAGCCCAGACAACTTGGCGCGCCGGCCAGTCCGTCTCAGCCTCTACGACGAGGTGGACAAATACACCGTCACGAAAGAGGGCGATCCGTTCGCGCTCGGCGATGAGCGGCAGGCGACCTTTTCCAATGGCCTCAGCATTCGGGTCTGTTCGCCAACACTATCGGGCGAAAGCCGCATCGAGACCAGCTATCTTGAGGGCGATCAACGGCGGGCGTCGGTCGAGTGCCCGCACTGCCAGCATCGCCAGTTCCTGGAATGGCGTCACGTCCAGTGGGATAAGGTTGAGGTAGAGGGCCACCCCAAGGAGCACCGAACCGACACGGCGCAAGTTTTCTGCGAGCGCTGTGGATCTGGCTGGAGTGAAGGTGAGCGGCTCCGATCGCTTCAGACGATCCGCTGGCACCAGACGCGCCCGTTCATCTGCTGCGGCGAACGGCAAGTCCCGCTTGAGGCTTACGACGGCCTGATCGCAGGCGGCGCGGCGAATGCAATCAACGACCTTTGGGAGTGGTGGCAGGGAGACCGTTGGGCGGTCTATCGCGCCAAGTGCCGCTGTTGCGGAACCTGGGCCGTGTCGAACACGCACGCGAGCTTCCAGGCGAGCAAACTGTTCAGCCCATGGACGCGCAAGGACAGCCCGGCACGCATCGCCAAGAAGTTCATCGCGGCGCAAGGAGACGATCACAAGCTGCAGGTCTGGACGAATACCCAGATGGGCCTGCCCTTCCGTAGGCACGCCGGCAAGGAGATCGCCGCCGAAGTGCTGGCGCAACGACGCGGGAACTGGACTGAGGGCCATGTCCCCGACGGCGTCGCTATTCTGACCGCTGGCGTCGATACCCAGGATGATCGGGTCGAGATCGAGGTTGTGGGCTGGGGCCGGGACGAGGAGTCGTGGTCGGTCGAATACAAGATCATCCCTGGAACGATGGACGATCCGGGCACCAAGGCTCGTCTCGACCAGTATCTGCTGACGGTCTTCAAGAAATCCGACGGACGGGAAATGCGGATCGCCGCGACCTGCCAAGACAGCGGCGGCCACCATACCGATGCCGTCTACCAGTTTTCGAAAGAGAGGCTTGGCCGTCAGGTTTGGGCGATCAAGGGCGCCAGCGACAGCGCCGGAAAGCGATCACCCGTCTGGCCCAACGCCAAGCCAACGGCGAAGAAGCGTGACCGTTTCAAGCCTTTCATCATTGGCACCCAGACGGCGAAGGATGTCGTCTCTTCACGGCTTCAGATTTCGCAGCCCGGCCCTGGCTACATGCACTATCCGGCCGACCGGGATTTCGACTGGTTCATGCAAATCACCGCCGAGCGGCTAGTGCCGAAGATCGAGGGTGGTCAACGCTACTTCGTCTGGGCCCCCATCGCCGGTCGCGCCAACGAAGGCCTCGACTGCCGCGTCTACGCCTACGCGGCCTTACGCGGCCTCATGCAGCTGGGCCTAAAGCTGAACGCCTTGGCGAACACTGTCGGCGCAGCCGTCACGCCTCGCCGCCCCTCACCCGAGGACGGTGAGGATGCAGATACGCCGCCACCGCCTGCCGCACCGCCCAAGTCACGGCGACAACGACCGCGCCGACGAGGGCGCTCCGACGGCGTTGACCGCGTCTGGTAGCTGAAGGAGATCCCCGATGCCGGCTTCCGACAACTATGTCAGCGAGATCGAACAACTGCGCGCGGGCATGGCCTCAGGCGTCGTGACCATCGAAAGCAACGGGCGCCGCAAGACCTATCGCTCTGTCGCCGAGATCGAAAACGCCATCGGCTATTTCGAGGGGCTGGTCACGCCGCGCAAACGGCGCACGCGCTATCGCCGCGTTTCGATCGGTTCCAACTAATGGCGCTCTCTGATGAGATCGTCGGCTGGTTCGACCCCGCAGCAAAGCAGCGCCGCCTTCTGGCGCGTGCGAAGTCGGACATGGTGCAGGAGACCCGTCGCGCGCTGCGGGGTTCGCGGGGCTATGACGGCGCCCGCCATGACCGGCTGACCCGTGATTGGCGTGCTGGCGGCGGCAACGCCGACGCCGAAATCAACGCCGATCTGCCGACGCTGCGCAATCGGTCCAGCGACCTGGTGCGCAACAATCCGTATGTCGCCTCGGCCGTCCGCCAGCTGGTCGCCAACCTGATCGGGGACGGCATTGAGGCCCGCGCTGTGCACTCCGATCCGGTGGTCCAGGCGCTCGCTCAAAAGGTCTACTTGACCTGGGCGAAGTCCAAGGTTGACGGCCGGCACGATTTCTACGGCAATCAGCGCCTTGCCTGCTTCTCGATGATCGAGCGCGGCGACGCTGGCGTGGCTTGGTCTCCCGATAAGGGCATCCCCGACGCCATCATGACGGTGGTCGAGGGCGATCTCATCGAGAGCCCGCACGGCAACGTGTTCGGCTTCGGCGGCCCGCGCATCGTAGCCGGGGTCGAGTTCGCCGGCGGCAAGCGTGTCGCCTACCATCTGCTCGAAGATCATCCTGGCGATCCCGTCTTCGGCGTTGCCCGCAAGACTCGCCGCGTGGATGCCGCGCACTTCGATCACCTATTCAACCCGACTCGCCCTGGTCAGACGCGTGGCGTGCCGTGGATCACGCCGTCGATGAAGGTCGTTCGCGCTCTTCAAGAGCTGGACGTGTCGATCGCCACGAAGAAGCGAATGCAAGCGTGCATTGGCCTTATCCGCACGCTGAGCGCCGACGACGAGGAGCTGGACACGGGCACAGAGGATGTCGAAGGCGACGAAGCCCCCGCCTCCGGTTCTCCGGCTCTGGATCGCCTGTCGCCCGGCATGGTCGTCGAGGGCATCCCAGGCGAGACCTTCACCGCCTTCCAACCGACGGCGGACGGCGACAGCGACACTTGGGCTCGACAGCAGCTCCGCAGCGTCGCGGCCGGCATGGGCCTGCCCGACTATCTGATGACCGGCGATGTCTCGCAGGCCAACTACTCCAGCCTTCGCGCCGCCAAGATCGCGTTCAACACCCTGCTGGACGACATTCAGCAGAATGTCCTCATCCCGCACCTTCTGGATCCGGCGTTCGAACGACTGATGAAGCGGAAGGCGCTGGAGCTAGGCGAGCCCCGTCTCGCCGAAGTCACGGCCGTCTGGACGCCGCCGCCCCGCGCCTGGGTCGATCCGGTCAAGGACGTCGCCGCCAAGATCATGGAGCAGCGCGCCGGGTTCGAGAACATGCGCGAAGCCTTGGCCGAGCGCGGCATCGAATGGCGGGAGCATTTCAACGAGCGGGCCGAAATCCAGAAGGTCATCATCGACCTCGGTCTGGTGCTGGACACCGATCCAAGCCGCGTGAACGGTTCGGGCGCCCTCCAGCCCTCGACCGGATGGGTGAAGCCTAAGTTGAGCGACGACAACGAAGGCCGCGCTCAACTTATCGCTCACGACACGGTCAGCTTCTTCGGCCGCATGATCGACGCGATGGAGAGCGGCGACGCCGCCGCGCTCAACGCCGGCTTCATCGAGGCGGCCGTCGCCGTCCGGTCGGGCGACACCTCCAAGGCCACCATCATCGCCGCGCTCACCGGCGCGGACGAGCCTGAGAATAGGACTCCAGCATGAACCTGCGGAACCGACTGATGGGCGGCGCAGTCGCTCGCGCGCCCAACACGGACGCTGGCGGCGCATCTCGCCCCGCTGGCGTAGACGGCCAAGTGCAACAGCGCATGGCGCGCTTCATCCCCACGACCTACGACGCCGCCACCCGGTCGGTCGAGGCGATCTTCTCGACCGGCGCCCGGCGCCAGACTTGGTACGGTTTCGAGGAGCTCGATGTCTCGCCAGAGGCTTGCGACATTTCGCGGGTCAGCATCGGGCAAGTCAAAGCCCTCGACCACCACAACGACCGCCAGATCAACGCCATCGTCGGCACCGTGCCCGAGGCACGGTTCGAAGGCGGCAACCTCGTCGGCCGCATCGTCTTCGCAGAAACCGATCTTGGCCGGTTGGTCGAGGGCATGGTCGCTCGCGGCGAGCTGAGCGGGATCAGCTGCGGCTACACCATCGAAGCCATGGAAATCGTCGGCATCGACGAGGGCCGCGACATCTGGCGGGTCAGCCGCTGGACGCTCTGCGAGGTGAGCTTCGTTTCAGTTCCTGCCGACGCGAACGCCGGGGTGCGTTCGGCAGGTCAATCCCCCGGAGACCCGGCTTCGGCCACCCCCCCACAGGAGACTACCGACATGCGTCATCGCATTCTTGGCGGCGTGGCTTCGGCCGCGCTCAACGCAAACACCGACCACGGCTCGGACCCGGCTGCTGCAGCCGCCGCTGCCGCCGCCCCGCCTGTTCAGACCGAACAGCGCTCCGGCCAGCCCGCACCTGTCGCTCCCGGCGCCGCTGCTCAGCCCGGCATCGGCCTGGCCGACGGCCTGCGCTTGCTGGACACTGCCGCCACCTTCGGCGACGCGGTCCAGACTGAGGTTCGCTCGCTGATCAGCGATCCCAACCAGACGGTCGCCAGCATCGAGCGCGCCATGCTGTTCTCGGCCGCCCGCGCGCAGCAGGCCCAGACCGGCATGATCCCCGCCAACACGGCGGGTCGTTCCGGCGAGGAAGGCGCCAATCAGCGCGAAGGGATGATCGAGGCTCTGGTCTCGCGCATGACCCACACCGCGCCGACCGAGCGCGGCCGTCCTTACCGTGGGGTCCGCATCTCGCAGATGATGGCCGAGCGCAACGGCATCCAGTCGCGCGACGAAATCGAGATCATCGAACGCTCCGTCGGCATGCACACGACGTCGGACTTCCCGACGATCCTGGGCACCGCCGCCAACCGCGTTCTGCTGTCCGCCTATCAGCAGGCCGAACCGATCTATCGCACCTTCGCCGCGCGTCGGAACTTCCAGGACTTCCGGCCGCACGCGATGCTGCGCATCGGCGAGTTCCCGATGCTGGAGGAGCTGACCCAGAGCGGCGAGATCAAGCACGGCTCAATCCCCGACTCGGGCGAAAGCGTTGGCCTTAAGACCCGCGCGCGCAACATCGCCCTGACCCGTCAGGCCCTGATCAACGACGATCTGGGCGCCTTCTCGGACATGGCCGCCGGCGCAGGCCGGGCCGCCGCACGCACCGAGGACAAGGTCGCCTTCGACGCCCTTCTGGCCAACTCCGGCAATGGGCTGAAGCTGGCGGACGGAAAGGCCTTCTTCGACGCTGCGCACGGCAACCTGGCCGCCTCGGGCGGCGCCATCGCCAAGGCGACCGTGAGCGCCGGTCGCACCGCCATCCGCCAGCAGAAAGGCATCGGCGACGAGATCCTCGGTTACGCGCCGAAGATCCTGCTGGTTGGTCCGACGCAGGAGACCGAGGCCGAGACCTTCCTTGCCCAGGTCAACGCCACGACCCAGGCCGAATACAACCCGTTCGCGGGCAAGCTGACCTTGGCCGTCTCGGCGAGGATCACCGACAACTCGTGGCGTCTGTTCACCGACCCCAACGAGTTGGCGGCCTTCGTCTACGGCTACCTTCGCGACGCCGAGGGCCCGATGATCAGCCAGCACGAGCCGTATAACCAAGACGGCTTCGTCTGGAAGGTCGTCCACGACTTCGCCTTCGGCGCCGTCGATCCGCGCGCTGGCTACAAGAACGCCGGCCAATAACCGCTCCCTGCAACGACGGGGCGGCTTCGGTCGCCCCTCCCCTTTTCGAAAGATCATCTCCATGAAGAACTTCGTTCAGGTCGGGGACATCCTCGACGCAATCGCGCCCGCTGGCGGCGTCATCGGCGGAAACGCCTACTTGCTCGGCTCCGCGTTCGGTGTCGCTGCGGCGACAGCGGCTGAGGGCGAAGCCTTCGCCTATGTCGTCGAGGGTGTCGTCGCCCTGCCTATCCCCACGTCCGCCGTCGCCCAGTTCGCCAAGGTCTACTGGGACGACACCGCCAAGACGCTGACCACCACGGTCGGCTCCAACCAGAAGGTTGGGTATCTGTCGGAAGCCAAGCCCGCCGGTCAACTGACCGGCCGCGTAAAGCTGATCCCAGCCATCTGATCCAGACGGCCAGGAGGCCACCTATGTCCTTTGGAAACCTCCTGGCCGATCTCGATGCGTCGGCCTTCGCTGACCTAGCCGACGACCCCGCAGCCATCTGGTACCGGATGGAGGGCGTCTTCTATGTCGTCGCGGCGATGCTTGAAGGCGGCGAGCGCGGCGCTGCGGTGGGCGGCATGCCCACGATGATGGCGAGCACGACGGTTAGACTCTCGGCCGCCGAGGTTGCGGCGAAGGTTCCCGATCTTTCCGGCCTTCAGCCGACGCAGATCGAGGCGCTCGTGCCGCAGTATGCGAACATCTGGCCCGCGCCCCTGCCCCGCCCTATGTCTGGCGAGCGCATCACCATCCTCGGGTGTCACTACATTTTCCACGGCGACCCATGGCTTGATGAGGACATGGGCGGGCGTGATTGGATTTGCCCGGTCACCAGGGCATGAGCACGGTTCGCGGCGTTTCCTCCTGGGGCCGCCAACTCGGCACGACCAGCGAACGCGGCTTGGTGATGAACGTCGAGGGTGCTCCGGCGAGCGACCTGTCTCTGGCACTTCAGGGCAAGCTGCAGGACAGCATCGACGCCCAGCTGTCTGATCTTTACGGTGCCTACTGGCGCGCCATGAACCGCGTCGTTGAGGCCGGCAAGGGTCGCCTCCGACAGGACATCATCGGCGGCGGTTTCCACCGCGCCCAGTCGCTGGCTAACACCTGGCGGGGCAACGTCTATCCGCGCGAGAAGAACAGCCTCGATGTCGCCGGGTGGATTTACACCCGCGCTCGAATGCTGATCGAAGTTTTCGATACCGGCACCGTCATCAAGGTTCGCGGCAACGCGCAGTTTCTGGCCATCCCCGTGGGCCCGGCCAAAGCGATCGTTCGCCGCCTTCAGGCGCAGAAGAAAAAGGGTCTGATCGGACGAGATAGCTGGGGCAGGTTCGAGAAGGACGACAGCTACGTCGAGCAGGTCGCCCGCGCGTTGGGCGTTGACCTGGTCCCGCTGATCGCTGCGGATCGACAGTCGGGCGTTCTGGTCGCCGCCGACAACCGGACCCTGACCAAGACGGGCCGCGACGCCAAGAACCAACAGTCGCGCGCCACTCCGCTCTTCGCGCTGGCCAAGACGGCGACCCTCCGCAAGCGGATCAAGGGTCGAGCTTTGCTCGATGAGATCATGCAGGGCTTCCCCGGCGACTTCGTCCATGCCCTGGCCGGTGAAATGTCTGTATCTCAGCGCGAGGGTTCATGACCGAAATCCGCGACGACATCGCCACAAGCCTCGCTCAGGTCGTCGGGTGGGCACTGAACATGACCGCCGCGATCAACGAGCCTGAGCCGACGCGGTGGGAGGAGACCGTCGGAGATAGCTGGGCGCCTGAAAATCCGCCCACGATCCTCAAGTCGCTGTGCGTCCAGGACGAAGGCGCGCCGGATCGACTGTCTTTCGTCCGCGGCGCTGTGTCCGACCCGACCGAAGAGTTGGAGGTGACGCTCATCGTGGCGTTAGCGGTTCAGGTGAAGCCGGGCCTTCACTTCGACACCACGGCCGTTCGGCAAATGCGACGCCTTATCCGAAAGGAAGCCGTCGCCCAGATCGTGGATGCGATCGACCGCAACCGCACTCTCGGCCTCACCGTCGAGGTCTACGCCGAGATCGACCCTCCAGCCTATGCCGACGACGTCGTGTTCCAGAACGCCCTGCCCTGCGCCACGGCGCTGATCCCCGTTCGCGTCCTCTACACCGGCGCGAACGCCGCTTCCTGACGGAGACTTAGATGGACAAGACCGCCAAGACCAAAGACCCGCTCGACCACGACAACAACGGGACGAAGGGCGGCAGCGCGCCGGTCCCGTCGGTCCAGCATCTCGCCGTCATCAAAGACGACGCCGCTCGTTCGCTGGTCCACGGCGACGTGATCGGCGTCTCCGATGCCGACGCCAAGACCCTGCTGGCAACCGACCGCGTGCGCGTCGCCACGGATGTCGAGGTCGAACTCGCTCAGCCCTTCGTCCGCATCTGGACGGCCTAACCCTCTAACCGGAGCTTCCCCATGACGACTTCGAATGATCCGCGCGGCCGTCTGGCCGAGCTCTACAGCGCCTCGCAGACCGCGCTGATGACCCCGGCCGCCGCGCCGGGGCAGACGTTCCAGCGTCGGCATTTCTACGATTGGACGCCCTCGCCGCAGGAAGAGCCGCAGGATGACGAGTTGATGGGCGGTGGCTTCGCCAACTCCATCGACGCGCGCCCGGCCGCGCCCGATATTCACCGCGCCTCGCTGCGCGTCGCCTGGCCGCTGGATCTGGTGCAGATCGGCTTCGTTCTTTCCGAGCTGCTGGGTCTGCCTCAGACCACAGGGACCGGCCCGTACGTCCACACCTTCGATAGCGCCACGACCCAAGTCCCCAGCCGGACCTTCGAGCGCAAGCTGGCTGCTGGACAGTTCGACGGGGCGACCGGCGCGGTGGCGCGTTCGCTGCAGTTCCCCATCGGGTCGGATCGCGGCTACACCCGCGTCACGGCCGACTACTTCGCCCGAGAGGCGCTGGAGCAGTATGGGGCGTCCATCGCGGGATCGCCCGAGACGCCGAGCATCAACAGCCGCGTCCCGCGCGCCGTGGGCACGATCAAGCGCGCAGGCACGCTGCTCGCAGCCGTGATCTCCGGCGACGCCACCATCGCCAACGTCCTCGGCGAAGACAGCTACGCCGGATCGAAGTTCGTCGACGACGTTGCGCTGGAAGGCCGGACGGCCGCGATCAACATCACCGGGCGCTTCAAGGGCGCCGCGATGCGAGACCTAGGCAAGGTGCCGGTCGGGGGCGTGATCCAGGACGCGTCGGACTTTGACCTCGAATGGACCTTGTCGCCGTCGCTGAAACTGGTCCTGACCATCCGCAATGTCCGCTTCGCCCGCGTCGGCATCGGAACGAGCGGCCCCGGCCGGCTCGACGTGCCTCTGCGCGGTCGAGCTGAAATCGGCGGCGCCTCGTCGATGGTCACCGCCGTCCTGACCAACAGCCTCGCGAGCTACACCTGATGCAGCCGAAACACCCGGCGTGGGAGCCGACCGAACCCGAGTGGGTCAATCTCGCGCCGGGCGTGCGGTGGCTGCTGCGACGCCCCGATGGCGCCGACAAAATGATCGTGGCCTCAGACGTGTCCCAGGCGATGTCGCGCATCTATCAGGGGCGCGCCGAGCTTGAGGCGCTTGGCCTTGAGCCAGAAATGCAGAACGCTGACCACGTGCTCAGCCTTGATCAGATCGTCGGCTATAGCTCGCTGCTGACGGCGAACCGCTACGCCCAGCGCTGCCTCGTTGACTGGGAGGGCATGGACCACCCCAAGACAGGGGAGAAGATCGACTTCGCCGATCCGTCGGCGGTGCATGATGCCCTCGTGTTCGGTGCGCCTGAGACCAACACTCCTCTGCTGACGCCCTTCCTTGCGTGGATCGACCAGCCGAAACGCCCGATGGGCGCGGAGACAGTTCGGCTGCGAGCATTGGCCAAGGATCACTGGACGGGTGGTGCCGAGCGGTGCCGGACCTGTGCAGACGAGTCCGACCCGTGCGCAAAAGGCGGATCGATCGAGGGCCAAATCTGCCCGCGCCTCAAGAACACGCCGCAGACCCCCGAGGGCACGGCCGCGTGGGAAATCGCCAGCAGCACGGCGGGAATGTGGGACCGAGCCGGCATGGCCGGGACCGTCACCGGCTTCCACTATCGCGAGGCCCTTCTGGTGTTCGAGACGAACTATGCCGGCGACGGCAGCCAGCTTGATTTCGGAGCCGCCTTCGCGGCTTTCCGGGCCATCGAGGCGGGGCGGCTGGAAGCAGAAGCCGAACAGGCCAAGTCGGACTCTCCGCCCGAGAGTTGATCCCGAGGCCGTTGGCCGCCATGCTGAGCACATGGAAACCGAAGAACAGCGTCGCGCGCGGCGTGCAAAGGACCAGCAGACGTATGGCTGCATATTCGTTCTCGCGCTCACGATTGGCGCGGTCCTGCTCTTCTGGCTTGCGTTTGGACCCAGCGGCTTTCTCCTAGACAAGTAACCCACGGCGTTTCGTGCCTTCGCAGGCGGTCCTTCTAGGGCCGCCTTTTTTATTGGGGTGATCGCATGGCCGATGGCGGCGGCATCAACCTTCGGCTTTCGCTGAAGGGGGCAGAACAAGTGCGCGCCGAGTTGGCCAGCATCGGCCCCGCAGGCTCGCGGATGGCCCGCGATCTCGATCGTGCGATGCGCCAACCTTCTGCTAGCGTGAAAGCGCTAGACACTGGGGTTCGTGAGGCGAAGAACGGCCTTGACGGTCTGGCCTCGCGGGCAGGGCCTGCCGGTTCCGTTCTTCAATCGCTGGGGGGTTGGGGCCTTGCTGCTGCGGCAGGTCTCGCCGCTCTTGTGGCTGCCGCTGGTGCTGCTGTCCAAATCGCCAACCAGGCAACCACTGCCGCTGCCGATCTCACAGATGCGGCTGATCGCATAGGCATCGGCACTGAGGCGCTGCAGCAGTGGCGCTATGTAGCCGATGAGGCAGGCGTGCCGATCCAGGCGTTGGAGGGCGATCTCGAAAAGCTGAACGGGGTTCTCGGCAAGTTCAAGATGGGCATCGGCGATGCGAAGCTGAAGCCGTGGTTCCAAGAACTGGGCATTAGCAAATCGGACCTCGACAGCATCACGACGGCTGATCAGCTCATGCTCATGCTTGCCGACCGGCTTGGGCAGATCAGCGATCGTTCCAAACAGGTGGCAGCAGCCCGTGCATTCGGGATTGAGGCTTCACTTCCTGCTCTGCGCCTGGGCGAGCAAGGCATTCAGGATTTGCTGGCAGCGTCGAAGGAGCTGGGCGTCGTGCTGGACGCCGAGACTGTCCAGAAGCTGGATGCCGCTGATCGGAAGGCCGAGCTAGCGGGGCAGCAGCTAAAGACATTGGCGTATGGTGCTGTCGAGCCGCTGGCCACCGCTATGGCAAACGCCGGATCGTACCTCGCAAACCTCTCGGTCGAGTTCAGCCGTATTGAGTCCCGCACTCCTGGCTGGATCCAGAACTTCATGGCGCTGAGCCGTGTGATGCCCGGCTATGGCGCCATCCAGCGCGTCGGGGAATATGTGGTCGCTCAGCAGATACGCGCCCGACGCGGACCCGCCACTCTGCCAACGCCAGGCATCAGCGCCGGGGAGGCCGGGGTCGATTCCGATGATCCGGCTTTGATGCGCCAGCAGCGTGCGGCAGCAGCACTAGCCGCTGGAGGTAACTTCCTCCCGCAGGGGCACGACGCCAAAGGCGGCGGTGGTGGTGGAGACGGAGGAGCCGCTCGCCGCGCTGCCGAGGCCGCTCGAAAGCAGCGCGAGATCGAACGGCTGTATGAGCAGCTTGACCGCGAAGTGACTTCGTCCCGTCGGGATGTAACGCAGGAACGGTGGGCGGGGGACGCCCCGGCAGATCGAGCGCAACTCGCGAAAAGCATGGCCGCGCTGGAACGCAAGGAGCGCGACGACAAGATCGAGGAGATGCGGAAGGACTTGGAGGCGAAGGGCGCGATGGACGAGCGCCGCCAGCTTCTCTTCCGTCAGATCGCAGACATGAATGCCGAGGCCGACGCCCTGGCCGACAACCGCATTATCGAGGAGCAAACGAAGTCGGAGAAGGAGGCGAGGCTGCAGGCCGAGCAGGCCTATAACGACATCCAGGCCGAAATCCTGTCGCTGGCTTCGTCGAGTGCGCGCACCTCGGACGAGCGCCGAGCGATCGAGCTCGATATCCTCGACATCGCTCAGCGCCGGCAGAAAGCCGATCTTGAGGCTGCAATCGAAGCCGAGAAGGAACCGGCCGCCCGCGCACGACTGGTCGAAGCGCTGAACAACCTTCCGGCATTGCATCAGTCGCAGCGCGATCGGGTGGGCCGGGACAATGCTGGGCCGTTCGCCGCTTGGCGCGAAGCGCAGATGACTGGCCCGCAAACGCAGGAATGGCTTCAAGGCGAGGCGCTGGATGCGCTCGACGGAATGAACAAGGGCCTGCTGGACGCCTGGAAGAATGCCGAGGGCGCTGGCGACGCGCTGAACCGGATGGGCCGTGCAGGCATCGACGCCCTTGGACAGATCAAGGACGCGCTGTTGGAGGTCGCCATTCAGCAGATGATCATCCAACCCCTCACGAACGCCCTGTTTGGCGGCGGCGGGAAATCGGGCGGCAGCGGCTTCCTCGGAAATCTCATGAACAACATCATGGGATCGGTCGGATTGGGTGGCTCGGGGAAGACGCCGATCAAGGCCGGTAAGGCGCGCGGCGGCCTGAACCCGTCGCGGGGCCTGGTGCCTGTCGGCGAGTACGGTCTAGAGCTGATGGATATGCCAGCCGGCGCCCGAATTTACGATACGGAGCGCACCGAACGGATGCTCCGCGATGCGACGGGCGGCAGCGCAGGGCGTGGCACGGTGGTCCAGCCCACCCTCAACATGCCGGTGACGGTCGTGAACAATGGGTCTGAAAAGCTTCAGGCGACCACCCGCCAAACGCCGGACGGCATCGACGTCGTGCTGGAGCCGATGGTGCGGAAAGCCGTCGGCAAGATGGGCTCTGACGGCTCACTGGCCAAGGCGCATAGCCAGACCCCCAGAGGGAAGACGCGCTGATGACGAATGGTCTTTGGAACGCGGGCTTCCTTCAGGGCGCCGAACATTGGGTCACGGTCGGCGGCGGCGCCCTGGTGGTGGACGAAACCCTGCGGGGTGCGCCGGGGCGTGCCGTGCTGAAGGCGTCGCGCCTGGCTGCGACCGTCGGCCTGACCGCGCCGGTCGAGCCGGCCGCCGCCGATCGCGTTGCGGTCTCGGCCGGCGACGTCGTGGAGTTCGCGGCCGGCGCTCTGGGCCTGCTTGGCGCGGTCGAAGCGCCTGCCGCGCCGCGCGCCTGGGCCGTATTCTACAATGCGGCGGGGACCGTGCTGGAAACCCGGCCGCTGGTCGTTCGGCCGCCGGAGGTTGCGACTCACGGCTTGGGCCTCGCCGGTGTCCGCGCCAGCTTCTACGGCGTCCAGCAACGGGAGACGGCGCCAGCGGGTGCTGCAAAGGCGACGCTGCGGGTCGAGGCCGTCTCGACTGCGGCGAACCAGAACGTTTCCGTTCTGCTCTTGAAGCCCATGGTCGGTCGCATCCCCACCGGCCGGTCCGTTCCTATGCTTTGGGATCCAGGCCAGCACGACAACACCGACCTGACGTTCACGACATGGCCGGACGTGCTGCGGCCCTTCCGGGGCGGTGGCGGCGGCGAGGTCCAGCCAGGCCGAGTTGAATATCAATCGGGCGCCGGCCGCCCGAAGTCCCGCCGTGTCGCGCTGGACCCCGTTCGGAAGTTCATGGGCCAGGTGCGCTGCGACGGCGTCGAGCGCGCCGCCCTGGAGCAGTTCTGGCGCGAGGGCCCTGGCGACTTCTGGATCGTCGAGCCTGACACCGACCGTCTCTGCATCGCCAGTTGGGCCGCCGATGGTGCTCCGATGATGATGGAGGCGCGCGGCCTTACCTGCCTCATGCAGGTGGGCCTTTGGATGGAGACGGCCTGATGCCTACCCCCGTCAGCGAGGACATGGTCGAGGCCGCATGGCGACGCGAGGAAGACCCCGTCGCCCAGTTGATCGTGATCCGATCCGACGCCGACCCTGAGCCCATCACAGTGACAGACTGGCCGGAGGGGATCACGTCCAATGGCGTCAACTATCCCCACTACCCTTTCGAGCTGGTCTGGCACGGCGCCAGCAAGGATGATCCCTTCGGCAAGGGCAAGCTGACGATCGGCAATGTGGACAAGCGGATCGAGGAGGCCTGCGACGCCGCCCTGACGCCCCCTGAGGTCGATCTGTCGCTTGTGCGGGTCGAGGCTCCCGACGTGGTCGAGAAGGCCGTGCTGGGGGCCAAGGTGCCGAACGTCGAGGGCGACGCCATGCGGGTCAGCGCTGTGATCAGGCCGCGCGACTTCAGCGAGGAACCAGCCTGCGCGACGAAATATGTCCCCTCGACCGTGCCAGGCATGTTCTGACCATGGAAATGTTGGTGCCCCCAGACTTGGAGCATCAAGTTGCGGCGCTCATCGGCGTGCCTTTCCGCGTCAAGGGCGATGGACTGGACGGTTGGGACTGCCGGGGCTGCGCACGCTGGTGCCTGAAAAACCTGTGCGACGTGGACGTGCCCGACTATCTGGATCTCTACGCCTCGGCAATCATCGCGGTTTCAGGCCGCCGCGAGCGTGCCCGGTTGCTGGGCGAGGGGTTGGCGCAGATGTGGCGGCCCGTGGCTCCCCAGGCCGGCGCAGTCGCTCTCCTGTCGTGGCTCGGCTCCGCTGGCCACGTCGGCTTCATGCTTTCGCCGACCAAGATACTGCACGCTGACATCCGCGTCGGCACCGCGCTGCTCGACCTGAACGATCCGGCAGCCGCATACAGGCTGAAGGGCTCATTCGTCCCGGCCTTCGTCACCGACATTCGCCACGCCTGACGGCGCGGCCCTATCTCTTGTGAGGCCCTATGGCTGACGGCAGCGTTCCTATCGTGCTGTCACCGGAGCCGTTCGCGCGCACGACAACCTATGTCGAGGCGCCGGCCGGCTGCACGGTGCGGACCATGCTCGCTTCGGCGGTCACACATGGGCATTTGCAACTCGACGACCTGCCGCGAACGAACGTCTACGTGGACGGGGAGCGCGTCGATCGCGAGGATGCGCTTTCGTTGATCCTGGCTGAAGGTCAGATCGTCAACATCGTCGTCGAGCCTCTCGGCGGCGGCGGCGGCAAAAAAGACATCGGGCAGATCCTGCTGACCATCGCGGTCATCGCCGTCAGCATGTGGGTGGGCGGCCCAACCGGGCCGCTTCAGGCTTGGCCCATGCTGGCGCGTCAGGTCGCGGCAGCAGCGATCCTCACAGCAGGGCAGATGGCGGTCGCCGCCATCTTCAAGCCCGAAACGAACATGGCTAAGGCGAACGACCGCTACGCTCTGTCGTCAGCTTCGAACCAGTATCGGCCTTGGGCGTCCATGCCGATGGCCTTGGGCGAGGTGGTGGTCGCGCCGGACCTCGCCGTGAAGACCTTCACGCAATCGCAGGGCGAGGATCAGTGGATCTACGGCATCCTCGGTCTGCACTACGGCCCCTGCACGGCCGAAGACCTGAAGATAGGCGACACCCTGGTCAGCTCCATGGGCGCCGGAGACGTGCGCGTCGCCTATCACCTGACGCCCGGCCCTCGCACCTTCTCGATCGTCGCCAATGACACCGACCAGCTGGATCTTCAGGAAGAGCTGACGGCGACAGTCGGCGGATCGACCGCCGTCGTTCGCGCCGCCTCAGCCGAGGGCGAGCGGTTCGAGTTCGACTTCTTCATGCCGCAGGGCCTGTATTTCGCCAAGGATGACGGCCGAAAGATCGCCGCCGCCCTGACCGTGACCATCCGCTATCGGCCGATCGATCAGAACGGCGTGCCTGTCGGCGGCGGGGCCTGGGTTAACGGCCTGACGATTCCTCTGTCCTCGGCGTCAAGCGATCCGTGGCGGATCATGCGTTCGATCTCCCTGCCGCTCGGTCGATACGAGTTCGAGGTGCGCCGATCGCCGCTGGAGGACGACAACGCCAAGCGCAAGACCGACATCGGCTGGACCGCCATTCGCGCGATCGCCTTCCGCAAGCCGGTGATGGACGAAAACCTGTCACTGATCGAGTTCGCGGTGCGGGCTTCCGCGCTGAACCAGGGCAACCTCGCGCCCTTTACCTGCCGGATCACGCCCATCTGCGAGACCTGGACCGGAACGCAATGGGGTGCGCCGGTCCCGACGTCGAACCCCGCCGCGATCACGCGCTGGCTGATGACCGGACCTGCGCCGGCCGTGGCTCTGACGAAGCCGCAGGCCGATGTCGGCCTGCGCACCTGGGCGGCCCTTTGCGACCAGTACAACTGGAAGAGCCACATCTATCTGACCGAGGACCGCAAACAGGATGCGGTCATGCAGCTGCTGGGCATGAACGGTCGCGCCAGCCTGTTCTGGGACGGGACGCAGCTGGTCTCGGCGCCATGGGTCGAAAAGCCCGCGCCGCGTCAGCTATTCGCCGGGTCCAATCTGAAGGATCACCGATGGGAGATCGTCTATCCCGATCCGGTTCATGCCCTGCGTGTCGAGTTCCAGAACATCGACCAGGGCGGCGAAGCGGACGAGATCTACGTCTATGCCGACGGCTATGGCGAAACGGCCGATCCTGCCAACAACATCCTTCCGGCGACGCTGGTCGAGGCACTTCGGCTCGAAGGTCAGCAGACGATCGAACGGGCCTATCGCGACGGGCGCTGGAACCTCGGCGCTCGGATACACCAGCGCCGCGTGGATAGCTGGTCCACGGACATCGAGCATATCGTCTGCCGTTATGGCGATCGCGTTCGCCTGGCCTGGGATCGCGTCGGGACTGCGAACGCCACGGTCCGCAATCGACTGTGGTCGGGGGGCTTGGTCTCCGGCCTGCGTCTGAGCCAGCCAGTGCGGATGGAGCCGGGCCGAGCCTATGCGCTGGATCTGCGCTTGTCCGATCAGGTCATCACCGGCGTGCCGATCGTCAACCCTGCCACGACGGCGCCCGTCGTCACGCGGTCGATCCACTTTATGGACATGCGCGGCGCGGGCGTCACCCCGCGCGGCGGCGATCTGGTCGCCTTTGGGGAGCCGGAGCGCATAAGCGAGGATGTCGAAATCATCGGCATCACGCCGGGGTCAGACCTGACCGCTAATCTGGTCGGCATTCGTTATGTCGCGCCCTTTTTGATGGCTGGCGAGACGGGTGACATTCCGCCGCTGCAAAGCCGGCTGACGCGCGATCGTGCCATGGATCCGCCCATGCCGACGCTGTTGGGGTGGCAGGCCGACGTCGATGGCGTGCGGATCGGCTTCTCCATGCCGCCCTGGCGCGGGTCGCCGATCACCGGGTTCACGGCTCGCTGGCGTCAGGCGCCCGCTGCCGGTCAGTCATCTGCCTGGGTCGCGTTGCCAGATCTGGGCGCCGGCGTCATGACGCTGACTACGCCTCCCTTGCGGGAACTGCCCGGCGAGGACACCGAGGCGACAATCGCTCAAGTGCAGATCGTGGCGATGACGGCGGATGGCCGCGTCTCCAAGCCGCTTCAGGTGACCGTGTTTGAGAGCGTCGTCTCGACGCCGGCGGCCGACGATTGGTCTGTCACGCCTATGCCGCCGTCGGCCGACGGGACGCAGCAGGCCGGGTTCCTGGTGGTTGGCGCGGTCAGCGGGCTGACGGTCCGTCGGGTCACCGTCGAACACGGCCTGGCCCAAGTCGGGCCATGGAATGTGGCCTACGATGCGCCGCCGGTCGATGGCGTCGTGCGCGCCCCCATCTTCGCCGTCTCAGGCACGGAATGCTGGATCGGCATCACCTATTGGACCGCGCAGGGCGCAGCCCCTAGCCGACGTTTAGTCCTGGGTCCTTTCGTAGCTCCGACGCTGACATCCGGGGTTTCCGACGAGACCATCGAGACCATCGTCAGCGATGTCCTCGATCAGGTCGATACCGACATCGGCGAAGGCATCCAGGCCGGCCGTGACGCTCTGGTCCGCGCCCGAGATAACGCCCTGCTGATCCTCCAGAACGCCAAGAACGCGCTGGAAGGCACGCTGAAGGAAGAAGAGGCCCGCAAGGCCCAGACCGACGACCTTCAGGACCGGATCGACATCGGCTTCCTGATCGATCCCGTCGCCAAGACCGGGATCATCCGCAGTCAGGTCAAGGTCGAGGGCCTGAACGAGACCTTCGTCCAGATCAACACGCGCTTGGTTGCACGCGACGCTGCGAATGCGCTTCAGACCGCGCAGGTAGCGCTGGACGCCCAAGCTTACACGAACGACAAGGTCTCGGTCGCGACCGCCAATCTGGTGACCGCTGCCCAGATGAACACCGCCATCAGCGGCGCTGTCCTGTCGATGCGGTCCTACGCCGACGACAAGGTAGCGACGGCGACGGCGGGCCTGGTCGCGGTCGCCCAGATGAACGCGGCCATCGCGTCGTCGGCGCTGTCGCTTCAGTCCTACACCAACTCGAAGGTCAGCGAGGCGACGGCTGGGCTGGCGACCTCGGCGTCTGTCGCAGCGGCCATCGCGTCATCGGATTTGGCGCTGCGGTCCTATACTGACGGCCAGATCAGCACGGCGACGGCGAACCTCATCAGCGCGGCCGGCGTGGACTCCAAGATCGCTACAGCGAGCCTTGCCCTGTCGTCTCAGACCGACAGT